CAAGATATATTAAAGCTTTATTATCTCCTGCTGTATTTTCTCCCTGAAATTGTATTTCCCCACCATGTAAAAAACTTTGAATATATAAATTTGCCCCGTTATGAACTATTCTTGCATCATTATCTGAACCAAAATATAAATCTGAATTATCAGCAAGGTATAAATCTCCTGAAAAACTATAATCTCCTGTAGCTGTATCTCCTGTGTTTAGCATATAACCTGATAAATCTTGGTCATCACTTCCTGGTGCGTGTAAATTATCTTTCTGTGCTTGTGTGATATGTTCATAGCTTGTTCCATCATTTAAACCACTTAAAGAATTGTGAGCAAAGTCTCCTGCAACTTGGTTATCACTTCCAGGAGCATGAAGATTTCCTTTTTCTGCGTCAGTTACATAATTGTCATCTGCTCCTAAAGCAGGAGCAAAACCTGTGTGTCCTGCATCTGCATAATCTAAATGTCCTAAGCTGTCATGTTGTCTTGGAGCAGATAAACCTCTGACAGATATTCTTGTGGCTGTGTCTCCTTCTACATATATTGTTAAATCAGTAGCAGCTGGGCTTGCATTAGAAGCATAAGCTTTTCCAACTATTCTATCTCCTGCAGCTAAAGCATGTTCTGTGGTTATTGTTGCGTGTAAATCATATCCTGTTTCAGTTGTAGTTAGAAAAGGAGATGAGCCAGAAGTTCCAATTAATGTTTCTGTTCCACCATTATCTCTTATATAAAATTCAACAAAAACCTTTATTCTGTTTGCAGTTGCAGCTTTCATGTGGACATGAAAATTATATGCTCCTGCTGTTAGAGTGTGTATTACTTCCTCACAATCTATTCCAACTTCTGTGATTCTTGCTCCTACTAATTGAGCTGTTGCATTTCCTGCAACATTCACAACTCCAGAAGCTTTAGCACCTGTAGAAGAATCTAACTTTAATTGTTTATAACCCTCTATGTCAGAATTACTATCATAACCGAATAAATCTATTCCTGTATTTAAATTAAAACCATCAACATATTCCTTATTAACAATATCTTTGTCATTTGTAGGGGTTGTAGCAATAGTTCCCTCTTTTGTTATTAGTCTGTCTCTGACAGTAACATTGTGTTCAAAAATATCACTTAATGCATCTCCTCTGTGTGCCATAATTTAATGAGAAAAAGAGATTAAATAAATCTTTCTATGCTAAGACTTTAAGAAGAACTACTTGTTTAGGTTCGTGAAGTTCTGTAACTCCATACTCACAGGCTGTGATTGTATCTCCCTTAAACCTGTCTGTCTTTGTATCAGTTGCTAAAGGCATTAATCCTTTCCATGTTGCACAAGTTTTTGGAACTACAAATAGAGCATAACTTGCTGGCACAACAGAAGAAGTAATAACGCTTACTCCAGCTGGCTTTCCAATTTCTCCATTAAAAGCTTTTTGTCCTGATGCATTAGCCTGAGCTCCTTTCTCATAGATGTAGTGTAGAATATTTGGAGCTGTTGCTGGGTTAATAACTACTGCAAAGTTTTTAGCATTATCATAGTAGGCTTGAACTTGTGCTTTCATTACAGCTAAATCTTTTATGATTGCTGCGCTTGCTTCATTCCAATAGCCAGCTTCTAAAGAACCTGTAAGAATATCTCCATCAGAAGATATAACTGAATAAATTTCACTATCAACAGCTTTAGCAACTCCCTCAGCTATTCTTAATATTGTTCTGTTTCTCATATCAATGTTTCCAGCAATAATATCTTCATGGTCTATTGAAGAAGAAAGCCCATATTTCTCAATTCTTGAACTTACTTGCTCCCAGCTTAAAACAGCGTTAGGAAAGTCTGCACCTCTTGGAATACCTTTAATAGCGTTTCCTTCTTGTCCTTCTGGAACATCTGTCTGCTCTCTAAAAAAGTAATTCTTCCAAGAAGAAGAACTCACAACTGAGACTAATTGCTTGAATTTATAGGAATAGTTTGCTATCTGTTTAATCGCTAAGTCATAGGCTGTTGCCCTTAATTTGTCTTCGCCTGTTTCATAAAATGCCATTATTCTGTTTCCTCAGTTTCTTCTTCAGGAGTTTCTTCTGGTTTATTTTCTTCTGTCATTATGGAAATACCTCCACATTAAATGTTTCACCATCACTTGCAGCTTCTCTTGCAATTCCTACCACGATTGCTATTGATGCTGTCATATCTGCATCTGTAGCAGCCATAACATAATTACCTGGAGCAGCAGTTTTAACATAACTATTTACTAAAATAGCACCACTTGCAACTAATTCATACATTCCACCTTTATCAGCAGTTACAGAAGTCTCTGTATTAAAAGCAGTGTCAGTAGATTTATTAACATCAGCGTGAGCAAAACCACAAAATGGGTCTCCTGTTCCTGTAGAGGCTGATGCAGTGTGAGGGTCTGCATTTTTAAGATAAGTTCCTTTTGCAATGCCTGTAGAAGTTGCACAAGTGTATCTTCTAGAAATAATGTTTTTTGTATCTCTTAAAACAGCTTCTCTTGCCATGTAGTTATTCGGTAAACAGGTTATTTAAATGTTTCTATAATCCTTCCTGAGTATAGTCTCCCATTAAAATTTCTCTATCTTTCTTAATTCCTATAACATGCAGAGAAACTCCTGGAATTATGCAGTTTGAACTCGCTCTTTCAAATTCTTTTGTAGAAAAAGATGCTGGAATGTTTGCTGCTTTCTTTAAAATAGCTTTTGGTATTTTCCTGCATCCAAAGATTTTTCTTAGAGCGAAATGCCTTGTGTTTAATCCAAGTTTTCTAAATCCATAACTCTCATTTGTTGTAATTCCAAAAAATGAACACACTTCTGCAAGTGCTTCTTTAGGAAAGACATACTCATAAGCTCCTAATACTGATGGTCTCAAAGCTCCCTGAACTAAAATTGTTTCTTCTTTTCCTGTTTTATTGTTTATTCTCCTGAATTTCCAATAAGTGCTTTGAGCGTGAGATTTCCATAGCTCAATCTGTTCAAATTTCCCTCTGACAAAAAGATATAAGTGCATTTTATTTTTTCTTTAGGATTTTATTTATTTTCTTTCCAAATCTTTTATTAAAAGCAAGTTTGTAAAATTTATTTAAAACTTCAAATTCTTTCTTACTTTTAACTCTACTACAGGTTCTAAATCCATCTAAGAAACCTGCCTTATACATTTCCACAAGAGCAGATGCTTCATTTATTACTTCTTGTTTTTTAGCCATTTACTTGAAAGCTTCAACCATTTCACTTGCTAATTTCACAGCAGGGTCTTCTTTTTTTGGTTCTTGTCCAGCTTCGCTTCCACCACCTATCTTTTGTCTTGCTTTGGCATTTTCATATTCAGCAGTTGCTAACTTAATCCTTTCTGTTTCAGCGTTGAGTAGCTTGACTTTCTCATCTGTTGCTGACTGAACCCCTTCATCTTTATCCTCAGCTGGAGTTTCTGGTTTCTCTTCCTCTGCTTTTTGTTCTTCTTCATCCATGTTTAAATACCCCCTTTCATTGATTTCCATAAGAAAATCATTATTCCTAAAACTATTAATCCTTCTCCCATTATTCGCCACCCATTTTTGATTTTAATAATGCAGCAGCTTCTTCATATTTACCTTCCCTGATTAAATCATAATACTTTGCTTTCCAAGCCATTTCTTCTAATTCTTCAGCATCTGCAGCTTCTTTTCTTTTCCTATTTTCTTCATTTATTTCAGCATAATATCTTTCATCTTCAGCTCTTTCTTCTTCTCTTGCTTTAGCTAAACTATCCTGAACTCCTGCATAATATTCTTCATCAGCTTCTCTTTGCTCTGCTCTCCTTTTTTCTTGTTCTTCAAATATTTTAGCCCATTTATCTTCTTCTGGAACTTTGTCTCTTTCATAATTTATTACTGCTCTCCAGCCTTCATTAGCTTCTTCCTGAGCTTTTACATATCTTCTAAATTCATCTAAAACATTTTTATAGGGTATTTTAGAAGGAACAGTATTTATGATTTCATCTGATATATTAACTAATGATTCTGCTTCATCTAATAATCCTCTGTCTATTAATTTTGATATTGGAAAGTTTGTTACTTGTAGAGCTTCTTCTTTTCCGAATGAAGCGAAAGGATAAGTTCCGATTACATCTCTTGCTATGCTTACAGCTCCTAAAGATAATCCTGCACCGATTAATATTTTTGATGTTAGCCCCATAGATTTTGCATTTGTTGCATATCTTGCAGCTACAGGAGCAGCTTTAGAACCTATTTTAAATAATTTTTGAACTCCAGAAGCTGCAGGTTTTCCTACGAAACTTCTTGTTGCAGTTCTTGTTCCAATACCGATTAACTTTTCAGCACCTGCTTTTGTTATATATAATTTGTGAGCGTGAACAGCAGCTGAGACTGTTGCCACAGATGGTTTTGCTGCTGCTGCAGTTGCTCCAGCACCTAATCCCATAGTTGCTATAGTTGTTCCAGCAATAATTCCTGCTGAAATACCTCTCTTAGTTGATACTTCCTTTTTCTCCTTAGAAGTTAAACCTTCTCCCATTCCTTTGCCATAAGTAATTCTTGCTATAGTTTTCTCCAGAGGAGTAAAACCTTCTACAGGACCTGTTCCAAATTCTTTCTTTTCTAACTTTATTACAGGAGCTGTTACTCCACCACTATATCCTTTTTGTGCAACAGGAGCAACTTTAGCAGGTGCTGGTTTCTTAGCTACAACTTTCTTTTTCTTTTTCTTTTTCTCTTTCTTAGTGCTCCAGCTTCCACTACTGGTTCTATGTGCTTTCTTTCCACCTATGTAGACATTGCTTATTCCTGCCATTTTATTTTATGAAGGGGTTTTTAATTGATACACCGATTGTTACTGCTACAATTCCTATAACTGTTGTTAAGAGAATTCCATCAATTCCTTTTAACAAAGCTACAATTTCCATAGCTGTTATACAAGCTATGCCTGTAACCATAACCTTCCAATCTGTTTTAGGTTCTTTAGTTGTCATCATGCTTTTGTGTCACTTGGCTTAGAAACTCCTGTCTCTTTATCTTTCTTTACATCACTTAACAGTTCGTTCTCCATAGACGCTGGAAATTCTAACTCTATGACTAAATTTAATTGTGCGAGGATTTGTTCTTCTATTTGTAATTGATGTTCTTCTATAGTTTGCTGGAAAGCTAAATAGCCTGTCTTTACTGCAGCTTCGGTAATTCCACCCATTCCACCGAGAATGAATTTAGGAACTCCTGCAGCTTGATAGAATTTGTCATCTAAACTTTCTATCCATGCCAGAGGATTTAAGTTAGCATTTGGAGCTACACCCACCATTTCTGGAACTACAACATCTTTAGGAATATACATATTCTCTCCTGTTCCCCTTGCTGCATCCATCTTTACTTTGAAAGCAGCTATTTCTGTAGGGTCATCTGTGTCCATGTGGTAAATCCACAAAGGGTCTATGTTTCTATGCAGAACTCTTTTCCAATCAGCCATAGCTTCATTTTTCATAAGAATTATATTGATTAAACTTTTAATCATAGAGACACCGTGTATTTCATCTGCTACTCTGTTTCTTACTAAGTGGAGTATTTCATCTGGCTTAAACTTTTTAGGTTTCTTTCCTTTAACTTTAGAAGTTTGTTCATATTCTTTGATTTGTCCATCAAAGCCTACAATGTGAACCATAACACTTGGGTCTAAAGGTTTAAGATTAATTAAATTTTCTTCATCATCTCTTATGATGTGTAGATAAGCATCTCCACCTATGTGCATTGTTCTTATAGCATTTTCTAAAATTGTGTTAAAAGTGTCTTTACCCCAGCCTTTAATTGTATCTAAAAGCATAGTTGTTTCTGGGTCTGCGCTAAAACCTTTGCCGATTGTCCATGTAGCTTTGGCATCTATAACAGCTCTAACTTCTGGGATTTCGTGATAATAGCCTAAGTTTTGACCCCAATCAGTATTAGACCATCTTGTTTCTTTTTGTTCAGCTATTCCATCTGTTATTTGAGTATCTACTGAGAAGTCTGTGTGTTTATCCACACCTGCTATTGCTGAAGTTATTTTTGTTTCTGGCATTTTATTTTACCCTTATAATCCACACTACTGTGTAATTTGTTGTTGAAATTCCTTCTACATCTTCTGTATTTGTGTTCCATGTAGATGTCCCAACTCCAGGTTCTGTTGATAATGCATACCCTGCTACTGTTCCAACTGATATACTTGAATCTGGATTTGCTTTACCCCCAATAGATGACCCTGCTTGCACCAATGATAAGCTTTGTGTTTGTTCTATTCCACTTGTTGAGTTTCCTCTTAATAATCTGTTGTCTCCGTTTAAATCTGGAAGAGTTACACCATTAAAAACGCTATCTGCATCATTTACAACACTTCCATCACATTCTAAATAACCTGTTGGCATTGCTGGACAGTTTGGGAGTGTTTTTAAGAAAGGAAGGACTGCACCAATAGGCACTGCTTCTGCAGCTGTAAAAGCAGTTGTGGGGGTTTCTCTTACATCTCTTTGTCCGAATAAACCACCTGGAAAAGTTAAAACCATTCTACCTCTCTATCTGCCCAAGAGACAGCAAATCCATTATTTATACTATGAGCAGACATATCTTGTCCTATGTGAACTACATTTGCTAACAATCTGCCCCACTTCTCTACTCTTGTTCTTGTAGGGATTACTTCAACTTCTTCACCTAAGATTTCATTTGATAAAAACTTTTGACTTTCTAATCCTCTTTTTTCGTCTAATTCTGGAGCAGCTAATTCAGCCATTCTTACAGGGAAATCAAAATCTCTTTCTTGCCATTTCACTCTGATTGTATCTCCATCTGTTACTTTTACAACTTTTGCTATGAAGGGTGCTATGATTTGTTTATGTGGGCTTTCAAAATAGTAGATTTGCATTTGTGAGTTTGTCAGTTCTGGAAATTGTTTAAAATCATGCGCCATTTATGAAAGTTACCACCTTTTGGTCTCTTAGGATTGACATACTTCTTAGCATACTATCTCTTAATACTGTTAATCTATCTTCATATTCTATCTGGCTTAAAACTCCATCTTCTCCTGTTGGTTTATAATTTAGTGCTTCTATAGCGACGAAAGAACTGCAGAAATCTGAAAGAATTTGCTTGACATCTGAATTTAAAGTTGCGAAATTGTCTGAGAAATTATATCTGCAGATACAATTTATTATGCTCTCTGCTCTTAGGTTAGAAGCAGTCATCATGGTTGTGTCAAAAGTTGCACTTACATTGTCTCCTGACTTTTGTTTTATCTCGGCTTCAGTAGTCATTATGTATGCCATATTATTTACAGAAAGCGAGAATATTTAAACTTTTGTTTTTTGCCATCCAGACTGCTCTTATGATACCTTCAACAATATGGTCATAAGAACCTGAATAAGCTCTTTCTCCATTGGATTTATAGGTCATTTGGATAGATTGAAAACTTTGTTTTACAGAACCTTCATTAAAGCATTTGAGTTCTCCTCTCCAGCCCATCTCCTCGACAACATCATACATATATTCTTTTAGCAGTTTTGTTTTTTCTTTACCTGTGCCTATTGGGCGAGTTGCATTGTCCAGAGCTACCAGAGAATTTTTTAGTTTTGAGTTTTCCATCATGTAGTTGTAGCTTCCTGAGCCCACACCTCTTGAGTCAAAGCCGATGGTTTTCCTGCCAAAATTGTATTTTTCTTTGAGTTCTGTTATTTGTCTTTCTATTTCTGGTCCTGAGATTTTGTTGTCAAAGATGTTTAAAACTTGATGAACATTTTTCTTATCTGTGGCATCAAAACCTTCAAAAGTTGTTTCTCCCTTCCCAACCCCACCACCAACATCTATGCCGAGAACATAGCGTGATTTTACTGATAGAGTTACTTCTTCTTTTTCTATTGTGCAGACTTTCTCAATCCACTCTTTTGTGAATTTCCTGTTGTAGTCATCTAAAAACTCTCCGAGATATTCCTGAGCAAAAGCAACTGCTGAGAGTTCTCTTTCTTTTCTGTCTAAAAACTCTTTTGTGTGTCTTGGACAATCTCTGGCTGATACATGAAATTGCTTCACATTTTTGTTTAGAGTGGATTTGTAGAAGAAGCCTGTTTTGCATTGCCCTGTAGAGAGCAAGATTGTTCTTCCTTTTGAAACTGAGATTACAGGCTCTATCGCAACCCAGGCTCTATCTGGAATAAAAGCTGCTTCGTCGAGAACTAACATTGTAACTGTTGGTCCTCTCATAGATGCACCAGTGTCTCCAACAGCTTTGCAGATAATCTTTGAGCCATTTTTTAGTTCCATAAAGTGCAATGTTGGTCTTCCTTTGATTTGTTTTTCGTGTTTTGCAAACATATAGTCTTTAATTTTCCAGAAAACATGCTCGGCTTGCTCAATAACATAAGCGCCGATTAAGATATAGGAATTTGGAATATTTAGTGCTTCTTTTGAAATTAATAAAGAAACTCCTGTGGTTTTTCCACATTGCCTTCCAGAGACAACAGTTACATCGCCTTTGGTTTTTAATAGTTCTTCTTGCCATGGGTCGAGAGTTTTCCAAGGCTCATTTAAGTTGTATTTCATGTTGTTGGGAGTATTTTGTGATATATAAAATTTTGTGTGAGTTGCTATATACAAACAAAAAAGAAAAAAAACCAAAATCGCAAACAAACAAATAAACAAAACAAAACAAACAAACAAATCAATATCAATAAGGGCCTGTAGGCCACTAAACAACTGTTAAATCCATAAGAAAGTTACAATGGGCCATGAATAACTTTTGTCTGTTGTCCTGTTGTCACAGACAAAAGCATTTAGATTATTTAAATCTTATGGATTTGAGAACGAAAAAACACACCTACATTTCCAGTGGAAATACCTTAAATTTGGCCTCCTAAGAGCCTCTAGAGGCAAGTTTTAAATTATATAAACTCCAAAATCTTAGAAAAGCTATGAGAATACATGAAGAGTTCACTTCTGAAGAAGTCAGAGGATTACCGATTATGGTTGCATCAGCGCTTAAAGCTGTGAGGTGTGTCAAATGCAACAAAATTGTATACTGTAACGATAAGGAAATGGAGACATGCATGGCGTGTAAAAGTTTAGCAAATTTCTCTATTCGTTAGGGTACGGGTTACAGTTACATACGATACTCATAGGACGGCTATGTGTTTGTTTCAGCTCTCTGCGAGGTTTTGTTCGGTGTCTGTCTGTGTCCATAGATGCCTGGTTATATGTTAGTCTAAATCAAAGATTAAGACAGTATATAACTATAGAAATGGTAAACCATTAGTTAGAAATCTGTTATATACATACATATATTAACAAATTAGAAATACTAAACCACACAATTCTCAAGAGAGAGACACACACAGAGAGACTATTTGGCGTAGCAAAAAAAATTATTCTTTTTCTAATTCTGAGAGCAACTCTTTACTGTGTCTTCTGTAACTCTCTAAGATGCTCAACTCTCTATCTAAACTGAGCCATTTATCCAGTTCTTCTTTAGAAATCATCTTAAATTTCCTTTGTTTAATTTCCTTAAGTGGTAACCACTCCATTTATTAAAGTGGTTAGCCACCTTCTTAGCCAGAGCATCACACCACCCAGCGTTAA